AACATCAACTTTCTCAGAATCTACACCAACCAAGTTCATTGTTACTGTGTAGTCTGGAGAAAAGTATGGAAGTATTTGTTCCACAATTTGCGTTCCATCTTCAACATTTCTAACATAGATTGATAGTGTGAAATCAAAATTATATGGTGTCGCAACTATATTCTTCACTTTACTGTTTGTGCTTCCAGCAGAAAAACTGTTTGTAAAATTGCTACGCTTACGAAGCGGATCGTAGGTAATCGCATTCATCTCAAAACTCATTCTGGGCAGCGTCATCATTGTCTCATTTGCCAAGTTAGGGTCTTGAGTAATACGCTCATAAAACTTTTCTTTTTGACCATACATCAATGGCACATTGATTCGTTCAATCTCTTGTGTACCTGCCTTATTATATCTTTTGAGCGTGATGTTATTGAACATTGTGCCAAATGCCACAACCATCTTGCGCGTAATTCTGTGATAAAAATGAACTCCAGATAGCATTATACTTCACCAAAAGGGTTAGTTTCACTGAAGTCAAGAATATTATCAGCTTCTTGTTCAATCAAGAAATTGTCATCAAGTTTATTTCCAGCAGCATCAACAAGTTTATTCGCATCAGTTTGTATTTCCCAAATTGCACCACTAGATCTACCTTTTATTTGTCCTGTGTCAACGAAAGAACCAAATATATTTTTGAGTTTGAGTTGTCGATTTGGCTTATTCCAAGAGGCGACTAATCCTTTTGCAGTTGCCGTGGCAAAACTAGATCCCTGATAGACCCATTCTTGATCAGTAAAGGTCCCTGATCCGCCAGAGTCAAGCACATACTCAAGAATCATTGCTTGTAGATCAGAAATATTATCGATCTCTGATACACCAGTTTCGAACAATTCTCCATTATACTTGAAGGCTTCCATTGTCAATCCAAACATATATGGAGCGATCTTACCAGCCTGGAAGAAGTTCTTTTCTTCTTCAACGCCCTTTATTTCTAGAATTTTCTTTTGTACAGGAAGATAAATTAGATCACCTTCTTTTGGAAGATTATGAGTTGTTGGATATTGTCTTGTAACTAATCGTTCAAATGTGCGACGAGCAACTGCCATGCGCGCGACTTTTTGAATTTCAAGACCAAATTTGCTAAAGAATTCGGAGTTTCCTTCGAAGTCTTGAAATGATTCAAGATACATGTCAACTTTGATTGCACTGCGATAGCATTTGACTGGATCATCACCAAAAAGTTCGTCTGTAGATGAACGAGATTCACGAGGAAGATAATATACATCTATCCCATGATTGCGAATTGATTCAATGATCAAATCTTCGATCAGTTGTTGTTCAACTGATGCTTTCTGATTGTTGAAGTATACACTAGTTGGCATTTTATCCTACAATAAATCCGACTGGTTCTTCATAAGTATCGCGAAGTTTTTCTTCAAGTTTCTCGACTTCCGCTGATGCTTCATCGTAAATTTGCTGACCATTGATGATCAAACCACCAGGAAGGGTGTAGTTTCCATACTTCTTGAGGTTTGTTCCCCATTGTTGTTTGAATAGAGCTGATGTATAATCTCGAACCCAAATGTCAGAATAAACTCCAGAATATACCTCTGGATCTACAATTCTATGACACTCAAAGGCTAGATAAGCGTTATCCTTGAACTTGTTCCAGTCCATTTGAACATTCAATCTGCGCATTTGCTTATTGAAGGTGAATGGAGGAAGCCCAGTCACGATCATATCCAACATCGCTAGATGTTCTCTTGCGATCACATAGTAAGTATAAGAGGAGGCAGTTAGATTATAAAAATCGTTCAAACGAAGCTGATAATTGATATCAAACATGTTGAATCCAGAGGATGACGTCGAAGACTGAATCGATCCTGTGAATGGGAAAACTTGGCTGATCCCTGTGATAGAATTTGCTAAAGTGATATAGGTATTCGAAATGTCGCCCGCAGTAACCTGATGAGCCAGATAACAACGCTCTGTTCCGTCATAATGATAACTTCTATACATGTACAGAGCATCATCGATTCTATCTTCTAACTGATCTTCGTCGACATTGATATCGATGACTGGAAAACCGAGTTTTCGGAGACAATAATCTTTGAGTTCGGTGCGAGATGAGGGATGAGACATGTATAACCTCTCTAATTATTGTATATTTAGTTTATGAGATAAGTCTCCCATCCCGAGAACTATAGACTTTGTCTGGATGCATATGCGCAAATTGCTCCCAATTTGGCTCTCCAGGAAGTATTCTTCTTCCTGTCGATTCTTCACCGATATGTTCGATGATATTTTTTCCTTCTGAATTCTTCAGAATTGCTGAGTACATCTTCTCAAAATGGTCCAAATAGACCATAATCATGCCTTCGTTGATCGTAAATCCCCAATATTCTCGAAATGGATAGTTGATGATACTCCGACGATAGAAAGAGAAAATAATCGGAAACTGTTTTGTATTTTTTCCGTAATAATACTGTTTGATTGGAGTATCTGTCGGCTCAACTTTCGGTGGGTTTTCGTGAAAATACCATTCTTGTCTCTGTAAAACTACAGATGCCATCTTCGGATCTGATTCTAAAATCTCAATCATATCGTCTAATAGAACTGGTTCTTTTAGAATCACATCATCTTCTTGATGAATAATGTAGTCATAATCTGTTGTTTTCAGATAATCAAAAAACTCAGACCAAGTGACTGATAATCCCATATTTTGTTTATGCAGAAATGCGTTGAACCCATGCGTTTTGCACAACAGATCGAAAATATAATCATTTCGAGTTCGAGGATAATCGTCTACAATCAGCCGATCAACCTGATGTCCGCAATAATCTAGATGATGTAAAGACTCTAGAGTTTTTGTGAGATACTGGAGTCGATTACAAGAAAAAATGACATGAAGAACTTTCATTAGTATTCAGTATTGAAGAAAAAGGTTTGGAATAGTCTACCAGAATGTAAAGTGCTTCCGAAATAGTCAAGCGAAGCATGAAACATATTTCCGCGATAGAGAACAAGACGATTATATTTGTTTGCCATATAGTCCGTCATTTCCCACTTTGTATAATCATACCCTTCGTAATCTTTATCTGTTCTTTCGTATTGACCAGAAGCCTTATGGCGATATAATGCAGTTCCAGAAGAAAGAGGTGCATCTGGAGTTAGATAACAAACTCCTGCCCAGTTATTGAAATGATCTGCATGAATCCAAGTACGATCTTGAGCAGTGCAAATTTGAAATGCACCAGTATATCCAGACTCTTCGAACCAGTGAGTGACCTTTCCACCTGCATATTGTACGATTTCTTGTATGGTAACTTTTAGATCATCAGGAAGATATGGAGCTGTTCTGAGTCCTGGGTAATTTCCAGCAACCTCAAATTTTTGCGCAAGTGCAAACTCTCGAACAGTATCTGGATTATTGTAAAAATCATCAACAATGATTGTCTTTATCTTCATGATTAGATCCTCAATAGTACATAAATCGACCAGAAGTCCCATCCCATCCAGAGACCTTCCAATCTACTTCTATAATCTTATCTTCAAATGCTCTTGTAAAATAATATGATAGCGTCTCAATATCGTAATGACTCATGGCAGTTTGATTCAACAAATGAATAGTCGCCTCATTGATATCTATAAACTTCTCTAGATGCTCTGATCCGAATCCGTATAAGACTGTGCAGTATTGGTGTAGTCGATTGTTATCTTGTAACAATCTTCTATCAACAAATTGATATCGCCAATCATTATTCCATTCAAAATTCAATGGTTTCTTGAAAAATATTTTATCTTTGTTTTGTTCTGTAAGTAACTGATCATTGAAATCATAGTAGAAATATCTTCCAGTCGCCTTGAATACAAAATCATATTCTTTGATTTGGGGTTTATGTGTTTTATAATAAGTATTGAGAAGCAAGGATTCACATAAACTTTTGTTTGGGTGCGTATTTACAGTTTCATATGCATCTTCGCAAAGTTCTCTGAGTGGAATAAAGTCAACATCTTTCAAATACCAAAATGTTTGTATGTATTCTGCATACTCTGCAGAAGAATCGACGATTACAATTTTTGCATCTGGAAAAGCTGCACGAATAGAGTTAGTTGTGAATATTGTTTGCCTAAATCGTTCTTGTGCATCAAACTTCGAGCGCGTTTGACTATATGTGAAACGCCCTTCTCTTGGTTGTATTGATGACCCGACTATGAATAGTTTACGCATAAAAATCGTTTGTAATCACTTTGTTTAGATAATTTTTGTGCTTGTTGTGTATTTCCTCGTCTGAGAAATTCAATCCCCATTCTCTGCAATCAAATGGTGAAATTTTATCGATTGAATCAATGGCATTCAATAAAGATTGAAAGTCTCGAACTCGATAACCAGTTTGCCCTTCTAGAACAATCTCAGGAAATGCTCCCCAGTCTGTTGTAATGACTGGTGTCCCAGATAAATTTGCTTCAATAATCATATTACCGAATGGCTCAACATAATACGTCAAACCAATCACACCTTTGGCATTTTTCATCAACTGTTTTCTTTGCTCAGAATTTGCAACACCAAATACCTCAACATGATTTGGAATTGTATCATAACCAAGTGCCTTGAGTGATCCAGGACCAGCGATGATCAATCGCTTACCTAGTTTTTCTGTTGCTTGAATTGCTAGATGTACACCCTTCTCTTCGCAAACTCTACCAAAATATAAGAAGTAATCTTCTTTTTTCTCGCCATATTCAAACTCACTAATAGTAAATGGATTACCGATTACATCATCAAACCAAGAGGGATTCATAAGCATTCCGCGTTCACCATAGAACATATGCATGTTAGCATATGATGTGAACACACGATATGGTGCAAAAATACCATTTGCACGATATCCAATAGAAGGCTCAACAACCTTACAGTTTGGATTCATGTCACAAGCAAGTTTATTATCTACACCAAAGAAACATACGATAACATCACCATTGCTGGCTCGTTTGCGAATTTCTTCGCCAGCAAGTTCATTGAATCGTTGTATTTCTGTCGGCGCCATTGGAATATCAACATGTTCGCAATCAAGCCATTCGAGCTGCGCACCAGGAATTCCATAGTGCACCATATCGAAATGTGGCGATAGATGTTTGATATACTTGTAGCCATGAACCGCAAATGGATCAACGCGATTCATAAGCCCAGTGGGATTTCTTGGATTGACCAATACATGTATTTTCATAACGAACTCACAAAAGAATAATCTATACTATTTAGCGCGCATCCTTCATAGTCAATGTGCCCCAATAGGTGACGCCGCCATCATAAGTGATGAAGGTCCACATATCGCGAGCATTTGCTGCTGTTGTAGCAGGAGGAATTGATCCACCAGTCCAGTATATTGTATTTGCGAATGTCGGAACTCTGCCGCCCACTCCATCTTGTGTGAGTAGAAGGGAGAACATTTGACTTGTACCAGATGATGGAGCATTCGTGAATGTGAACTGAACACTTGCTGTCAATGTATGTCTGAAGTAATTTGATACTGACAGATCTACAGTATTTGCAGCATTTGTATTTGTGTTTGCAATCATGAAATCTTTACTTGATTTCATTGTCGCGGTCAAATTACCACTCATCGTTACAGAATTATTTGATACATTCGCAACAAGCGTTGAGCTGCCAACGCTGAATATATTTCCGTTCAGATTGAATGTTAGATTTGCAGAACCATCAGAAACTGTATTATTGTTGAATACAATTTGAGTATTTGATCCGCCAATTGGTCCAGTTGGTCCTGCCACACCTTGAGGTCCTTGCGGACCTTGTGGTCCAAGTACACCTTGTGGTCCCTGCGGACCTTGTGGTCCCTGAGGTCCTGCTACACCTTGTAATCCTTGTGGTCCTTGTGGACCTTGAGGACCTTGAGGACCAACAACACCTTGAGGTCCTTGTGGACCTTGTGGACCAATATCACCAACGACACCTTGTGGTCCTTGAGGTCCTTGTGGTCCAGTTATAGAGGCACCTTGTGGTCCTTGTGGACCAGGAACATTCGAAACTCCACTTGGTCCTTGAGGACCTTGCGGACCTTGTGGACCCTGTGGTCCTTGAGGACCTTGTGGTCCTTGTGGACCAGTATCACCTTTATCACCAGTTCTTGTAAACGTGATGATGACTTGCGTATTATTCGCAAATGATGTTACAGAACCAGAAGTATGAGCAACTGGAACGTTGAAGTGATCAGAATCATGAGTGTGTGCACCATTGATGCTAAAATATGCAAACTGTAAAGTATTTGCAGTATTTGCAACCTTGAAACTGCCCTTGATTGCAGAAGTAGAATCATCAATTGTGGTCAAGAAATTGAATACGTTTTGTGTATTGATATCATTGAACGAGATGAATAAATTTCCTGACGTATTGAATGGATTTGCATCAAAGTTCAATACACCAGAAACTTGATTTGCTGGATCACTTGTTGATGTATAATAGTAATAATCAAAAGTTGCACCACCAAATTCACCAGTATCACCTTTTTGCCCTTGAGCACCTTGTGGTCCTTGAGGACCGACAACGCCTTGAGGACCTTCTGGACCTTGAGGTCCCTGTGGACCTTGCGGACCAAAAACTCCCTGAGGACCTTGTGGTCCTTGAGGACCAACAACACCCTGCGGACCTTGCGGACCTTGCGGACCTTGTGGACCAACGACACCTTGCGGACCTTGTGGTCCTTGTGGACCCTGCGGACCTTGTGGACCAGTATTACCTGTTGCGCCTTGTGGTCCTTGTGGACCAGTATTACCTGTCACGCCCTGTGGACCTTGCGGACCTTGCGGACCTTGCGGACCTTGTGGACCAGTATTACCTGTTGCGCCTTGTGGTCCTTGTGGACCAGTATTACCTGTTGCGCCTTGTGGTCCTTGTGGACCAGTTTCGCCAGTTGATCCAATTGGACCTTGTGGTCCTGTTGGTCCTTGTGGACCAGTGTCGCCAGTCGCGCCTTGTGGTCCTTGTGGACCAGGAACATTTGAAACACCACTTGGTCCTTGTGGACCTTGAGGACCAGTACCACCTGGACCTTGTGGACCCTGTGGACCCTGTGGACCCTGTGGACCTGCTACGCCCTGCGGACCTTGTGCTCCAGTAACGCCTTGTGGACCTTGTGGACCATCTAATCCAGCTCCAGATGGTCCTGATGGTCCTTGTGGTCCAGCAGCACCAGCAACACCTTGTGGACCAGATGGACCTTGCGGTCCGATAACACCTTGCGGTCCTTGTGGACCACGATCACCAGTGCGCGCAAAGGTAATGATCACTTCTTGAGCATTTGCAAATGCAGCAGCACTACCAGTAATGTGTGTGAGATCTAATTCATAGTATCCAGTTTTATCTGTCAACTCACTGATTGAATATAGAGCAAAATTACTTGATGATGATTTGTCAATTAGATTGAAATAACCTTTAACAGAACTTGTACTATCATCAAGAGAGGTCAAGAATGTTAGAATGTTGGCGCCATCAGCATCAACATTATCAATAAACATTTTTGAAGCAAGAGTTGTTGCCGCATTATTCAATCGTAAATTGCCAACCCCAGGATCTGAGTTTGTTGTACTAGTGCTAAACAAATATCTGAAACTGATGCCACCATAGACACCCTGAGCACCAGATGGTCCTGTTGGTCCTTGTGGACCAGGAACATTTGAAACACCACTTGGTCCTTGTGGACCTTGAGGACCAGTGTTGCCAGTCACACCTTGTGGACCTGTTGGTCCTTGTGGACCATCTAAACCTGCGCCACTTGGACCACTTGGTCCTTGTGGACCAGCAACACCTTGAGAGCCTTGTGGTCCTGTTGGTCCTTGTGGACCTGCTGCGCCTGTATCGCCTTTATCACCAGTACGAGCAAATGTAATCAGTACATCTTCTGATTCACTGAATGAAGATGCACTGCCTGAAACATATGCACAGTTGACTGTAAAGTATCCA